ACACAGGATCTTCAAGTATCTCCTGCGCTCGCCTGCCCTTCTCTTCGCGAGTCAGGTTATTCATTGTCTAGCATTTTCTTCAGGATTTCAAGGTCTACCTTGGATTGATATTTTTCTTCTGCCTCAAATTCCCTAATTGTAAGGTCACCTGCGATTCTCGCACGCTCGCGTTCATCCATTTGCTGGGCCTTAGATGCGTCCAACATGACCTTCTGCTCGGCTATGCCCAGCTTCTGTTGGTCAACCGCCGTGCGAGCTTGGATGTCCGCCATCTGAGCCTGCACCAGCAACTCTTCGGGTGTTGGTGGTGGAGGTTCAGGCGGCGGCGGTTGCCAGTCCACTGGAATTGGCTTAAAGAACTGGTCGGTGTCCTTGTAGCCGCTGATCTCCAACATCTTGGCAAGCGTGTTTCTAATGTTCCCCAGGCCGACTAATGGATTGTCTGGCCCAAGTTTTTCCATCGCCTCAGTTTGTCTGGCCGCGATGTTGTTCAGCACCGCCAGCCGCTCGTCAGTTACCCCTGATCCGAGGCCCACATTCACAGAGCAGTCCATAGAGGAGTTCCACACCCTGGGATCCACTGGCACCCACTCGTTACGAAGGCGCACAACGCGCTCCTTGTCCTGGTGCGTGATAACAAGCCTGAGAAGTCCTTTGAATAGACGCTTAAATCCATTCTCGGCAAACAGTCTGGCTATCATTTCCAGGTGCTGTTCGGCACCACGAATCGTGGCGGTTACAGCGGCCCTGGTTGTGGATTGAAGCACATCTGGATCCAGGCCCTGCGATGCAGCGGTCTGGCCTGTGCGTGATTCCTTCATCTGGTCCAGATACGCGACCATAGGAAACGCTTCCTTACCCAGGAACGGCACATCCAACTGCTGCACCATACCAGGCTGGCGCATCCTGATAATTGATCCTACTTCTGGGTTAAGGACATCATCAATGTCCACCATACCCTCAACCACCCCTACTCTCGGGTGGATGGCAAAGCTCAAGCTATCCAACATACCACGCAGTACAGCAGATTTAATTCTCTGGATATCCTTTGTGAGGTCGGCCAGATCGGAGCCAAAGAACAGGTGTGGCTCTGGATCGCAGGCGAACATAGCGAACGGTATCTCATCCGCTGATTCATTGTTTACAACCTTGTAACCGTCGCCAACTGTGCATACCCGTCTGAGTTCCGCTATACCGTCACCGTCATAGTCGATGTAGCACCAAGCCTCGCAATACAGAACGCGCCTGCGCTCATAGGAGGATAGTGGACTCATGGAGGATCGGTTTTTGTACCGCGCCCAATACTCGTCTGTGTCCGTAAACGCCACCTCGTCCGACAGATGCTCTTCCAGCATTTTCCTGTCATAGCCCAAGGCAACCAGGTCGGACACCGTAGCCATTGTTCTGTGGCCTACCACCATAGCGTCCTCAAGGCTAGTCGCGGCTGCGTCCACCAAGAACTCCTCGGGGGGCATTGTTTCGATCTTAACCTTATTGCGCTTGACCTTGCGTGTAATCTCAGCGTCATAGATTTGGGGCACAGGCATACCTTGTGCTTCCATCATCATGGCCTGCTCTTGGGGCACGTTAGGTGCTGGACGGGCCTCGACTGTCACAGCCTCTACGCCCTCTTCCTGAAGGATAAGTCCTAGCTCTCCCTCATCTAGATTCTCAAACGTGTGTGTTGTGACCTCAATTGAGTCATCCCACCACCATTTAATAAATCCGCCCTTATTCATTAGCGCGTCCTTGAACACACTATAGAACAGCCCTACCGCATCGTTGTCCTGCTGGATGACGTAGTTGATGTAGTCTGTAGCCTGTTCAGCCTGTGCTACATCTTCTGGACCCTGGGGTACGAACTCCACAAACTTCTGGCTACCAAAGAACACCCTCATCATAGAGGGTAGTACGGCCTGCACGGAGTCTCTCACATCCCGACTGACTACCTGACTCCTGCCGTCCTGTTCATCACCGAACGGGTCGCCGCGATAGTACCTGGTTGACTCTGCCCTGATAGGGCTGATGTCATCGTCAATGTATTGAATAGCGTCTTCGATATATTGGCGAACTGCGATCTGCACCTCTTCTTCTGTCATCTGCTCGGGCGGTGCGGCCCCCTCGGTCTGCGTCTGGTCTTCTGTGTAAGCCAACGGCCCCGAGTCCTTATTGGATTATGAAAGCCAGGTAGTACAGGGGTGAGAGTGAGATCACCCCTATACTATACCCATCAGGTCGCGCTTGATCCTGCCCCTGTGCCTGCCGCCGCGACCACCTATAGCTGTACCTGCTTCAGAGGCGAAAGTCAACATGAAGGCGTCAGCGGCATCTGGACTCGCCACCCCACGCTTCTTTAGGTCGGCCTTAGACTCGATTTTCACCCTGCCCGTAGATGTGTAATTGTAGCGCACTGTCACCAACTCCATTTTCAGACGCTCATCCCTGGGCAGGCGTACATCCCTGGCCTCCAGCCACGACTTGGCCTTATACCAGAGTTCCGCTCTAAGGTTCAAATAGTGCTTACCAAGTGCTGGACTCTCTGCCACGTTAATCGCGTAGGCTGGCAGTCCGAGTTCTCGGAGCCTGTCTGCGACCCCAGCACCTAATCCTATGGCGTCCACAAATATCTCCAAGGGCGTGTCTTCTGTGCTGTCATATTCAGCTTTGATCGCCCCTGTAAGTTGCATGGTGTCCAGGTTGCGCCAGATACGCACGGGTTCCGTGACCGCATTACCTCTTCTTTTACACAGAGCGGATGCGTCTGCGCCGAACCTCGCTACGTCCACACCCCATACCATCGGGCCGAACTCCGTAGGTAGCACATCTCGACTAATTGCGTCCGCGACCAACTCCTGTGGGATAACCGTATCGTCATCAGCACGGGGGAATTTTCCCAAGACCCTAACTCTGTAGGTGTTGGACTCCTCCCCGTAACGCAGGCGGCACTCTTCAATATATTCCTGAGACACCCTCGGCGTCTCCTCGCAGGACACATGGAAGGTAGTCCAGCGGTCTGCCAGTTTGTGGAAGGTGTCGTAGAAGTAGCCTGTGGAGCGCACGGGGTTTCCTGCTAGAACCATTGTGGCGTGATGCGCGGACATGGATCCAGCAGCGGCCTCATAAACCTGCTCGGGCACGCCCGAAGCCTCGTCCGCGATAAGTAGCACATGGTCGGCGTGAATACCCTGGAGCGCGTCTGGCTGTTCTGCGCGACTGGTCCTGGCCGATATGAAGTTTCGCTCTGGATCAGAGGCAAGCTCTATGCGGTCTGCCTTGATGTTGAATCTCTCTTTGAATTTATCAGAGGATTGCTTGAGCCATGACTTGGCCTCTGGCAGTAGCGCATCGTGCAACTGCGCTGACGTAGGTGCTGTGATGACCACCTTGGCGTGATGGTGAGTGAACACCCACCAGAGTGCGAGCCAGGACAGGCAGCTAGTCTTGCCGACTCCGTGACCAGAGCGGATGCTGACTCCTCTATCCCCTCGGGCTACCGCCTCCATGACTTCTTTCTGCCAGGGGTCTGCCTTCGCTCCTAGCACCACCTCCACAAAGAACGCAGGATCGTCCGCGCACTCTTCTATGAGGTTATCTACATTCAATGGTGGTTCCTATTGGTAGTGTCATAGGTCATAGTTATATTTAGGGTCACCCTGTCCCGAGAGTATCATGGCTCAAAGATGGTTTCCCACATCAAACGGAAAAGGTTGGTACACATTAGACTCAGGTAATGCAGAGGACTGGTTTGAACTAATGAAGAACGCTAATGGTGTCCAGCGAATCACCTCAGTAAACCAGAGGGCGGCTGACCATCGCGTGCATCAGCAGGCGCAAGATGGCGAAGACCCAACGCCCCAAGAATAGCGACTGAAGGAAGCACTTGATTATTTTGGACAGCCGTGCGTAGTCCTCGCAGTCCTTGTTCTGAAAGAATACGGAGCGCGTTCATAATATCCTGACGCACCACATCACCCGTGCGTTCAGCGTACTCCTGGTTCCGTGTAAGATTCGCAGCCGCCTTGGCGCGTAGCTCTGGCTCCAACGCTCTAGCTAACTCAGGATTCCTTAGAGTGTCATCCAAGAATTTTGTCGTAGCCTCCCTGGACCCCTCCGTCTTCCATAAATCAGCGTAATCGACATACCCCGAATCAACCTTAACTCTCTGTAAATTCGAGCCAGGTAGAATTTCAGTAATCTCAGCACCAAGGTCGCTTCCAATACGCTTACCTAGTGTCTCACCATAGAGGCCCCAATCCTGTAGCTTCTCCACCTCGGTTGGGGTGAGTGAACGCTTATCTTTTAGGGCCTTCTCCATTAACTCGTTGATCCCTTTCGGCCTAACAAACGAGTCTTCAATTAGGTTCACTCCACGCCCTGTATCGACCACGAACATCCCCTCTCGCTCCGCGATCTTTTGAAGTGCCCTTAGTTGTTCATCGGTGGGTGATCCATCAAGAGCGATATGAAGAGAGGTGCGCTCAAGTGGGCGTGTCTGAGCGTTAGGGATTATGTGGTGCCACGCACCTGCATTTTGTGTGTCTACAAAAGCCCTTCCCCCCTCAACTGTGTCTAATATTTCCCGAGCTTGGGGCACCACCTCACCACCCCTGCTTTGAGCTAACATACCAGCCCTGGTTCCTGGGTTGTACTCAATCCTCCCAGTATCTGGGTTCCTGAATATCCCCCTAATAGAGCGCACACCTTCTTGTATTTGCCCTGCTGCACTATAGAGAACATCTAGGCCACGCCTAGTCCAAGGTGTTTCCTCACCAAACGCCACTTTTTCATCGTAAGGTAAATCGGCCACAGAAGGGAGATGTCGTTCGTCGGGAATTTTGGGTCCACCTGGGTATGACTCAATCTCTCCAGTCCTGGGAACTTGTTCGTATGTCGCGTTAGCTGCATAGCGTGGCGAATAGTCCCCAAAATGTAGAGTGGCTTGGTCGGGTGAAATCCGCCCTGACTTAATTTGGATCCCAGACCATGCAGCGGCCTGGGCGTTCGCGTGGTTCCAATCAGTGTGACCGCCAATTTTGTTGTCATTCAAAAACTTAACCACCTCATCCATCTGCTCGTCCATGAAGGCGTGCTGCTCTCCGCTATACCCAGCGTCCCAGGGCTTCGCGGTTTTCCATTCCTTACCTTCTTTGAACACTCTCCCTTTCACGTTACCCTTGGCGTCTGTTATGGAGTCGAGCGCGGCCTTCTTACTCGGGAATCCCTTCTGGGATATATGCTCATAACCAAACGCTCGGCCCTGCCAAATATCATGGACGGCTGTTTCGGCCTGCTTTGAATCCCTAGTTAATCTTAGGTTCTCCCAGAATGGTCCTATCTTTGGGCCGAACATAACATCCTCACCTGCTACTACCCCTTCGATCTTTGGACCCATAGCACCTGGGAAGCGTCCAGCCCGTATAGGCGCACCGCCCACTCCAGCTTGGTTGAGGGCGTCTACCGCGAATCCAAGGTTGGTTGATACATCGGCTTGGGCAGATGTAATCCCTAGAATCTGTGCGACCTCGTCCTCCATACCTGGAGGTACTGCCCCCTCAATCCATCGACCAGCATCTCTATACCAATCGCGCCCACCCATACCCTCAATTACGTTGTGGATATATTCATCACGCATATCCTTTAATGTTTCTGGGTTGTCCAGCCTTGTGGTGCCCTGGTATCTCGGTCCACCCACATAGGAGCCGTCTGGATGCCTGTCTTTTACTTTACCAACATCCCTGGTCCTCTCTAGGTCGGTAGCAACGTCCGCGCCCCTCATGGCGTCAATGCCCTTGGCGACTGGAGTTCCTACAACGGGCACGGCGGCTAATGCTGCTAGTCCTCCACTCACCCACTCTCTTTCTTTAAGGTAGTCAGGCACGCGAGCTAAGTCCGCTATATCTCCTGCTATGGTGAACTCGGGCGCAATACTACCCAATAGTCCCCCTGCCCGACCCTCTGGGCTGTCTGGTACTTGCTCTTGTCCCCATTGCTCCATAGCCGCCATTCGTGGCTGCTCTTTCGGTAGCAGTCCTTGTCCGACTCTGAGCGCACCAGCACCACCACCATAAAATGCGCCCTGGGCGAAGTCGCTCACCCTGCGTGGTATGGTGGATGCGTAGGTCCCGATTCTGTTGAGCAGTGACGGGGTTGGATAAATCGACGGTTGGTCTGGGCCACGGGGTGGTAGCTCCGTGCCCCTCTCGGGCCAGTAGTCGGGTGTCCAGCCTGTAGCGTCCTGTGCCTGTAACAGACCCTGTTGTCGCTTCCACCAATCTGGATCGCGCTGTCCTAGTAGTCCGTTAGCCATCAGTGCTTAACGTTGGCTCGAAGGGCGTGCAAGTGCTGCATAGCTGCCTTAACTGTTGGGTGCGCTTTCAGTTTCTTCCATCCACTAGGTCGCTTCACTTCCACCGTCTTACCCCTCAGTCGGTAGGGCACTCTAGTTCCTGTAGCTCCTCTGGTCGATGGATGGGTACTTCTTCTTGACCGCCCTTCTGACCTTAGACTTCTCGCCCTCGGTTCCGTGCTTGGACACCATAGCGAGTGCCATCCTCGCGTGGGCCTTGTCGTTGATCGGGTATGCCCTTTGTCTCGGGAGCGCGAACTGGCTGGTCTTGAGCTTCTTCCTTTGCTTCGCCGTTAGCTTCGCCATTGTCGCTCCTGAAATAAGGATGGTCTTTCAAAGTCTCAGCACAGAACACACAGGTCAACCATGAGTCTGTGGCCTCCTGGTACTGGTTACAACTCCCACACACCAGCCATTCACTAGTTACGATAAAGCACCAACGCCCGTTATGGATCCATGCTCAAGGTTCTCTGCTTGGAACGCTTACAAGGTCTTGTAGATGAAATGCTCCACATATCCTCTGCACCAACCAGCACTACACGGTCATCACGGTTGTAGGTAGGCCCAACCCTCCTGTACACCTGGCTGGCTGGATCTCCCGTGCCAAGCACATTCCACAAGTGCTTGTCCGTTACATAATCTTCCTCACTCACACCATACTCGCCCATCAGGCTCTCAACAAGCTCCACAAGTAAAAATCTCCAGACCACAGTAAACGTGTCTGGGTGGTTGAATGCGATGCAGTGTGCGCCGCCATACAACCAGCCAGCCTGACCGTGGACGTTCTTCAACTCAACTGGAAAGGCATAACGCTCCCTGTCCACATTGTTCTTTACATCAAACTTCAGCACGCTACCAGACAGGTCAGAGTACACACCAGAGACATCCCAGTGCTGGTACATATCCTGGCTGCGCGTGGCCCCCACTGGATTCAGAAGCAGCTTGGCGAATTCAGACTCCGCTTCAGAGCCTAATTCCAGATCGACAAATTTAGACATAATTTAGTTAAAAGATTTCTTACTCTTCTTACTTTATGTAGCGAGGTTGTAACGGCGTCCTGTTACAAGCCTCAGTTAGCATAGGGAATTTTTGGCTTAGATACAACACCTATAGCACTACCTGTCTGTTACGAACCCCTGTTACAAGCCTAGCTTCTTTTTTTGAGCCGAAGTTAGAGTGATTTCGTGGCCATTAAGCCACTCAACCACAGACTCAATCGTCAGACCATTTGAAGGCTTACTCAGGGCCTCAATGCTCTCGGTCATAAGACGCCTATCCACTCCACCAAGAGTTAGGAATTTCAATCTGGATTTCATTCTCACTATCAGATCCTGGTCAGTCATAAAATCTCCTGAAAATTAGAATTGATGTGTGTGGGGTACATATAGGTAGGGGGG